GTACAGTTCAAATAGAAAAGTTTGAGGTACCAAAGTTATGATTTGTGGAAACAAAGAGTGTGCCAAAGACTTTGATGCCAAGACTCATAATCAAAAATATTGTTCTGATGAATGTTGCAGAGTTGCAACAAACAGAAGAATTATGGAGAAGTATTATGAAAAGAAAGCAATTAGAAATGGCGCATTCAGAGCCTGCTCTAAATGTAAGATTCAGTTGAGTAGGTATAACCAATCTACTATATGTTCAGCCTGTGAAAAAAAGATTAATATTTCTAATAAAAATAAATTGATTGGCATGATTGATGACGTTAGCTAGTTTAAAAAAGACACAGGCCAATAGAGTTCTAGGGATAGACGCCTCTACTAATTCTATTGCTTTTTGCCTGATGGAAAACGATCTACCTTTAAAATGGGGAAAGATTAATCTGGAAGGTAATGATATATACGAAAAGATATATGATGCCAAGATAAAAATGTCTGTAATGTTAAATGAATTAAAGTCAGACTATATAGTTGTAGAGGGAGCAATCCTTGTCAGATCACCAGATGCTGTGATAAAATTGTCTTATGTATATGGCGTTGTTATTGCTGAGCTTATGTCTACTGGAGCTAAGGTTATCACTATTTCTCCTACCGCTTGGCAGGCTTATATTGGAAACAAAAATCCAACAAAAGATGAGAAGTCGGCAGTCAGAGTAAAGAACCCAGGATACGCAGACTCATGGTATAAAACACAATTAAGGAATATGCGTAAACAAAGAACTGTAGATTACTTTAATAGTAAGTATAGACTATCGCTAGAAGATTTTGATGTAGCAGATTCATTTGGAATTGCTCATTATGCAAATAAGGTGCTGACAGAACGATGAAGCTGTATCAAAGCAAAGACTGGCTGCATAGAAGATATGTTGTGCAAAAGAAAACAGTTACAGAGATAGCAAAAGAATGCAATGTTTCTGCTATGACCATACAGAGATACCTAGATCAGTTTGGATTAATTAAAAAAAGATGAAGTTTGCACATAAAATTTTTCACATTGAAGGAAATGATGAGCGGTCAGCATTAGTAAAATCAATGAATGATTATTTATACCCATATTCAAAAGTATTACACACGCCAACAATTAAGATATCAGGCTACGAGGATTTTAAGAATTTTGTAAAAGACAACCCTGATTTTGTACCAGATAAAGATGGCTATAATCTTCACGGAGAACAGGGCTGGAGGTATGGCGAGATTGGAATATGGGCAAGCAACTGGACTGCATGGAATAATTTCTTAAAATCAGACGCAGACTACCTGATATTAATGGAAGACGATATCGTTCATTCAGATGGATTTATTGATATTTTAATTAATTATATAAATCAACTCCCAGAAAACTGGGATGCGTTTCATGCGTTTTCTCCAGCAGATCAATTTGAAAAACATACAAGCAGCCATGACTTTGGGTCTGACGATGTATGTTTAGCGTATCAAGATTGGTCATGCTTATGCTATGTAATCACAAGAGCTGCGGCTCAGAAAATGATAGACAACTCGTACGGATTTAAACTACCCTTAGATTGGTATATGTTTAGACAACAAAATCTGTTTAATGTATATACAGTTAAGCCTTCGTCAGAATTTCCATGCACATTGTTTCCTACGGAATCAACATTTCAAACAACACAGAAAAGAGAAATACTAAATGGGATACTCTAATCCAGAAAATAAACCATGGGCTCAGCAAAAAATAATTGAGTTGTCTCCAAAAACTGTGTTAGACGTAGGAGCTGGTCAAGGCACCTATCTTAATTTAATTAGGGAGGGGCTAGGTGCGGGAGTCTTAGTAAGTGCTGTAGAGGTCTGGCAACCATACATAGATCAATTTGATCTGCTCAATAGATACGATAAGTTATTTGCAATAGATGTAAGAGAGATGACAAATTTTAAATATGACCTAGTAATCCTAGGAGACATCCTTGAGCATATGTCAGAGTATGATGCAGTTGCTTTGTGGGAGAATATATCAAAACAGGCTAAGTGTGCTATGATTTCAATACCAATAATTCATTATCATCAAGATGCAATTAATGGAAACCCATATGAGGTTCATGTAGAAGAAGACTGGACAATGGAAAGAGTTTTGGAAAAGTTTAAAGGTATTACACAGTATAAGAAGTTTGAGGTAACTGGAACATTTATTGCGGAGTTTAATAATGACAATTCCTAAAATTATTTGGCAAACTTATAAGGACCCACAGGAGACACTTGCTCTTTATATGCACGAGGCAATGGATACTTGGAAAAATTTAAATCCAGAATATGAGCATAGGTACATGGATGACACACAGGCTGCAGAATTTATTAAAAATGAATATGGTCAGGAGTGGTACGATATTTTTATTAGTCTTCCAGTTGGTGTAATGCGTGGAGATTTATGGCGTTATATGGTTATCTATAAGTATGGTGGAGTGTATGCAGATTTAGACACAGAGTGTTTAAAACCAATTTCTTCATGGATGATTGAAGATAAAGAGTTTATAGTTTGCCCAGAAACATCAGATCATTTTTGCCAATGGACATTTGCATCTACATCAGGCAACCCAATTTTAAAATCAGTATTAGATTTAATTAAAGATAGATTGTTAAACCCAGAATACGGATCACCTCATTTTGTACATACTCATACTGGCCCAGCAATTTGGACAGATGGTATTATGAAAATTCTTGATATAAAAGTAACAAATCTTATAGATGATTACCTATTGTTAAATTCTTGTAATAATGCTAAACTATATAAGTTCCACTGTTACGGCGGAGAGCAATGGAGGATATTCCATTTTGAATCAGTAAAGCATATTTATGGAAGCCAAAAATGGGATGATGGAAATTATGTTCAATGGATTGAAGATCCAATAGTGAAAGGTACTAGATAATGGCGGGAACAGATTATCCAAACAAAGATAGCTATCAATCATGGGTAACAGATTTACAATTAATAGCAACAGATGCACCGTCTGGACATAAAATAATTAGAGAATGTCTTGATATTGCAGAGATGTTAATTAATAAAAATATATCATACGGAGACTCAGCCTTGTCACCAATTAGAATATTTTCTCAGGCGGACAATCAAGAACAAATTAAAATTCGTATTGATGATAAGATAAATAGAATCAAAAATGGCTCAGGCTTTGCAGGAGATAATGATATTGACGACATGATTGGTTATTTAATCTTACTTAAAATTGCTAAGAAACTTGCTATTTCAGTCGACTAGAAGTATAATAATGTAATGACTACAGAAAATAGACCGTGGGGACATTACACAATTCTTAATGAATCTAGTAATCATAAAACAAAATATATTTATGTTGAGGCTGGCAAAAGATTGTCGTACCAGAGACATGAAAAAAGACATGAACATTGGTTTATAGTTTCTGGTAATCCATATGTAACAATAAACGGTGTAAGCAAAATTATGTCACCAGGTCACTCCATAGATATAAAAGCTGGGGACCTGCATAGAATAGAGTCTCAATTAAGTCCAGTTGAATTTATTGAAGTTCAAACAGGAACCTATTTCGGAGAAGATGATATTCAAAGAATAGAGGATGATTACAATCGAAATTGAATTAGCAGATCATTATGATCGCATGAATAAAGTAGTTGAAGAACTACTTAAAGGTAACAACCCAACAACAATAGCAAGCCTTACTGGATTTAAACGTGCAGAGGTTGTTGAGCTTATTGACGAATGGAAGTCTGTAGTACACAATGACACCTCTTCAAGAGAACGTGCAAAAGAAGCAATCTCTGGGGCAGACCAGCACTACGCAATGCTCATTAAAGAGGCCTGGAAGACAGTAGAGGACGCAGATCAATCTGGTCAACTAAATGTTAAAGCTAATGCGCTAAAGCTTATATCAGACATTGAAACAAAAAGAATTGGAATGCTGCAGCAAGTAGGACTGCTAGATAACGCTGAGCTTGCTGGACAAATTGCAGACACAGAGCGCAAGCAAGACATCCTTGTAAAGATATTAAAAGAAGTTACTTCTGGATGCCCAAACTGTAAAATGAATGTTGCTAAAAGGCTTTCACAAATTACTGGAATTGTTGAGGCTGTTGTTATTGAGGACGCTGATGTCGTTTGATTTTTCAGATTTAATTGACATACTTGACGGAGAAGAATTTGACGAAAAGCCTGTCGACTTAAGAACATTTGTGAACAGCCCAGAGTACCTAGGCTTACCACTACTGTCTGAATTTCAGTACACATTAATTGAAAAAAGTTCTCAAATTTATAAAGAAGCAACCCTTATTAAACTTTTTGGGGAAGAAGAGGGAAGAATAAGATCTAAGCAGACAGCAAATGAAGTTGTCGCTCAGTTAGGCAAGGGTTCTGGAAAAGACTACTGTTCAACAATTGCAGTAGCATATATAGTTTACCTGTTGCTATGCCTAAAAGATCCAGCCACATATTATGGGAAACCTCCTGGAGATAGCATTGATATTATTAACATTGCTATTAACTCTCAGCAAGCAAACAATGTTTTCTTTAAAGGATTTAAAACAAGAATTGATAAGTCACCTTGGTTTGTTGGAAAATACAATGCAAAGGCATCTGAAGTTCAATTTGATAAGGCTATAACAGTTCACTCTGGTCACTCAGAACGTGAGGCATGGGAAGGATATAACGTTATTGTAGTTATTCTAGACGAAATTTCAGGATTTAGTATTGAAAATACTACGGGACATGAGCAAGCCAAAACGGGTAGTGCAATTTATGACATGTACAGAGCCTCAGTTGACTCACGTTTTCCAGACTTTGGCAAGGTAATTCTTCTTTCATTCCCAAGATACAAGAACGATTATATTCAGCAAAGATACGATGCGGTGGTTGCTGAAAAAGAAACTATTATTCGTGAACATAAGTTCAAGATGTATGAAGATTTGCCAGATGGTACAGAAGGTAATGAATTTGAAATTCAATGGGAAGAAGATCATATAGTTTCATATAAGATTCCTAAAGTGTATGCACTTAAGAGGCCAACCTGGGAAATTAACCCAGTAAGAACAATTGATGACTTCAAAACATCATTCTATACGAATCCAACAGACGCCCTATCTAGGTTTGCATGCATGCCACCAGAAGCAATTGATGCATTTTTTAAATCAAGA